CCCAAATTACGTGGCTCAATAAACCTATAGCTCAAATCCATTGCCACGCCCCGCGCATGGTTACTAATTTTGCCGGGCTTGCCTCTAATATCTCTGAAAACGAACGTGCCGTTATTCCACAATGCGCCACCTGAATAACGGTTAGCCAGTTTGACCCAAAGCTCAGTACCGGGCAATTTATCGGTAACTACCGGGTAAGTAGGTACCTTATAAACAGCGGGCATTATTCAGGTTTATCGTCTTTTGCAACAAAAAGGCAGGCAGTGTGCTTATTGCCCAACAGCGTTGAAACGTACGCTAGTAAGCCTGAAACTACCGGAATACTAAGGGCAATAATTTGCGGGTCAATGCCTTTTGAATGGGCCACGTAGCTACCCAATGCGATAATTGCGCCTTTTAGCGTTTGGTCTGCTGTTTGTAGTTGCGCGTTTTTATTCATATGCCCAACAATGCGGCTATTTCGTTGTCGGTTAATCCCAATGCCGCCAATTTGACTTTTGCGGAAGTAATTGCATTAGCCCGATTACTTGCGGCTTGTTCGGCAATTGTTTGTTCTAATTGTGCTTGTGTTTGTGTTTCTTCAATGTACGCAATTTCCGCCGCTGTCATGTCGCGGTTTGTGCCGTTGTCGTTTATGCGTAACGTCATGACGTTGCCAACCCGTAAACGCTGTACGTACCCGTCATTGTTCCCGACGCCGGAAATAGCTCAAAACCGTCAAAAGCTGTGCTATCTGACTGATTACCGCCAATGTTGTAAAGTAACGGCCCTTGTCCACTTCCGGTTCCGTTGTACGGGGAACGGTTATTTACAATATTTGACAGATAAACGGTTGGCGTTGCGATATTTGGTGCAAATATGGTTAGCTCAAATACGGAGTTAAACGCGCCATTGGTGAGAATGCCGACACGCCAAGACGTTTGCGACGCTAGACGTTCCGCCACTACTGTGGTTACCTCGTTTAATAGTTGCTGTTGTGTGTAGGTTGTCGTGCTTACGGACGACGCGCCGGTGCGTAGCCTCATCTGAACGTTGCCGGTTGATGACGTTTCATAATTTACCACAATTTTGTAATTGCGATATGTGGCCGAAAACACGCTATCCAAAACCACACTAGACGAGGCGCTAAATGCTGTTTCCCCACTAAGACGAACCAAACCGCCAGCCGTAGCGCCAACCGTTGCCCAGCTTGACCCGTCGTAATACTGTACAGCGTTGCTGTCCTCAAGATATGCCAGCTGACCCTCAGCCAACGTTTTTTCACCTGCACCATTAAACGCCGCGTCACGTGCTGCATTATCAGCAAAAACGGGTACGCCCGTACGGGCGCTTTGGTTCATTTGTTCTGCTGTCAGAATTTGTGACGCAGTAAAGCTGGGTACTGTGGTTTGTGCGTTAACGCCCATAATGCCTATCTTAGCCTAAAACGTAAATATCATCTAGCAAACTGCTATCAAGCACAAACAGCTCAACAATGGTTACGTCACTGGTATAAAACCTGACTGTGTGGCCGGTAGCAAAATCTATAACGGCCTCAATGCCTTCAATAGCTACTTCTTCCGTAATAGTGCCTACCCCGGTTATTTGCTTGCTGACTTGCAGCGTGGTACCTATATCGGCTTGGGCTGCGTCATCACGCTCTAGGCTGGTCAATAACGCAAAATTGGTGGCTATTGACGTAAAACGCGGTTCAGGTGTACCGACCAGCAAATAGGCGGCTGCCGCGTCAATTTCGCCCTGCTGGTGCAAAAGGCTGTTTGTAATGTCTGTGGCCTGCACAAAATAGGTGGCTTGACTGGTCAAATCGTTATCAGTGGCGGTAGTGCTGTTTAATGCTGTGACCGTTGCCCGGTTGACTACGTGGCTAGCGTCAAACGCTATCTGAAGGTCATTGTATTTAGTGCCTATCCCGTCATCAGCGAAACTAATAACCGGCGCTGAAAGGGTATTACCTATACGCGGTTGAAACGTAAAAACGCCGTCACGGGCCATATAAACCCGCCCAAACTCTGCCGTTTGGTTAATTTGCTGAATATAACCCAAAGCGTTTGTAGCTGCCGGAATAGTAAAAACTGAAGCATGGCCCAAATTAACTGTGCCTATGTTGACGTTGCGCTCAGCGCCGGGAAATAAATTAACTTCAGGCAAATCTAAAACAGTTTCAATGCGCTCACCTGACGTTTCAGGGTCCACGTTCAGCTCATCTAATGACGCTTGGCTCAAGTTATAAAAGCCGTCAGCACAATTCAAAATAACTAAATTGTCGCCGCCCATATCAAATTCATACGTAAAATCAGTTATAACGCCCTTAAATAAATATTCACCTTCACGCGATAGCTGCACTTTGCGTAGCGGGGCTATACCCGGCTGATTATTAGCTGGGTCATAGTACGGGCTGCCGGGGTCATAAGGTGACAAAGCGCCGCCCGCTAGCTCATCATCTAAAACCACTTGCATAGTGCCCGCCGTGAATTGGTCACTGGTTCGTTCTCTGCCACGCCTATAGCTAATAGTTTTAACAAAATTGGTAACGTCAGCAAACTGCGTATTAGGGCCCAACGTATATTCAGTGTTATTCAGCAAGCCTTTTGTGCTGTCATCTAACGTAAAACTGTTTACGTCCCAACCCGTATCTATTTCAAATAGATAATTACCGCTTTGAACTACTGCAGTAGCCATTATGCAATTTGAATGTCTAGCGGCCCGCTACGCCGGTTGAGCTCTTTAAGCGCGTCTAGCACTACGTCACCTGACCGTTTAGCGTCAAGGCTCTGAGTGTTAATGGTGTAATTGTTGACTACCCCGGCTTGGGTCCCTAATGCGCCTGCTGTTTCAGCAAACAAAGCGCCTGCGCCTTTAATATCAGCAGGCCGTTTAGCGCCCGCTATACGCGCATTAGCTGCCGCAATAGCTTCTTCAATGCCCCTCAGGTACGCTGCGCCGTTATCAACGCCCGCCTTATAAAATTTATTAGCTGCTGCAAGGCCGATACGGTCAGCTATTGCTTGCACTTCTTCCACCAATTTATTTGCTTTGATTACGCCGTCAGCAGCACCCAACAGCTGTTTAGCAATTTCTGTTCCGCTTTCTACCCCGGCAGCTAGCACTTGGTCTAGGGCTTCTTTGCTGATACCTGCCGCCAACAGCTTTTCAGTTAGCACCCCAAATTCTTTGGCTTTGTCAGCCTGTTTTTGCAGCTCACCAAAGAAACTGCTGCCGCCTTCTTCAGCGCTGGCTTTAAAAGCGTCAGCAAAATCTAAGGTATCCGTAATAACTTTTTCTACTGACGTAGCAAAATCATCAAAACTACGCTGCGCTATAGCTAGGTTTTCTTCAGCGCCCGCTAGCGCGTCAGCCATTTCTTTTTCAAGGGCCTCAGCAGCCTCTTTAGTACGGTCTGCCAGTTTCTTTGCTTTATCGGCAGCCGCATTAAACCCGCTGCTGAGCCCTTTAATCTTTTCTTCAGTTTCTTCAACCTCTGGTTTAACGGCTTTTACTTTGTTACCAAAATTTTCTAGGCGCTGTTCAGCAGCCAAAATAGCGTTATTTGTGTTAGTGCCAGCCTGACTGAATAGCGCCATTTGGTACGCGGTAGCAGCAATTTCACCTCTTAACAATGCAAACCGATACTGAGTATTTTGTAGCGCGTCATCTATCTTTTTTTGCGTACTGTCAATTTTTTCACCACGCGCTACTACGGCCCTGAATAGGTCAATGATTACAAACAGCGGGGCTGCAAGGTCCACCACGTCCTGAGCCAGTTGAATAAAACCGATACTGATTTTTTCAATAACCGCCAAAATGTCAATACCGGCAACCTGAAACGCGGCAGCCATACCCACAAAAGCGCCCCGCAAACCTTTTTCGCCCAACTGTTCAACAAAAACGCGCAACGCTGGAATTACCCGGTCATTTATTTTGGCAACAAAATCAGTAAGCGCAGGCAAAATGGCTTGCCCAATACCTTCTTTAATTTTGTCTATACCAATACTGAGCTTGGCTAACTGACCTTGAAACGTCTCTGCAGCGCCAGCAGCAGCACCCCCAAATTGTTCAGTAAGTATTTTTTGGGCTGCTGCATAGTCTTTGGTTTTTACTATGTTTTCATCTATCGGAATACCCAGCTTTTTCAGGGCCCCTACCTCGCCGTTATATGCCTTAGAAAGCGCAATACTGACGGTTTGCAGGTCTAGGTTTGCGCCAACCGCAATATCTGTAGCAAGTTTTAGCTGCTCTTGCGCTGTAGTGACGTTTCCGGTGGCACGGGTCAACGTTGCTAGTGCTTGCGATAGTTCGCCGCCGCTTATGGTAGTTTCCATTTCCAGCGCGCCCACAAATTGAAGGGTGCTGGCTATGGCTAGGTCTGTAGCGCCCGTAGTACGTTTGAGCTGGTCAGCTAGTAACTTATCTTCACGTTCAGCTTCAGCAGCGGCTTTGGCTGCACTGAATAGGGTGCCTGCAAGGGCTGTAGCTGCGCCTGCTGCAGCTATAGCACCCGGTACTACCGCTTTACTGAAAACGAAAGCGGCTTTACCTGCAACGCCTTCAATTTGTTTAAATTCTTTAATGGCTTTTTCAACGCCCTTGCCTACAAACTCTGTAACAATGGGGATAACTACAGCCATAGGTTTATTTTAGTCTCTTGCCTGTTTCAGCCATGACCCGCTTAGTAAGTTCCATAACCTGTTTTTCTACCTCAGCTTTATTGGCCTCATACGCAGGCCACAAAACCCGTGAGGGCTTACCGTAACGGAATTCAAGTACCTTAATCATGTTTGCGCCCTGTTCGTTATTGCCTTTGTTTTTACGGCCCGCAACACTGAAAACCCTATTAGCCATGCCCGCAAACTTGACCAAAAACACTGCCGCGTTTTGCATTTGCCCGGCATACTCACGCGGCTTTTTACCGCTTACTTGGCTCTTAATAAACTTGCCAGCCGTTGACCCTGACCAGCCGCTACTAGGCAGCATTTGAAAACCGCTAGGCGTTTTCCAGCCTTTAGCCCAGCCGCTCATAGGCGGTTTGCTGGGTAGATTTTGTTTGGCTGCAGCAACTACCGGGGCCGTAATCTTTTGAAAATCCTTAGTAACTTGCCGCCTCATTTGCGGGTTTAATTGGTTGAGCTCACGCAAAGCTTCTTTAAGCCCAACAATTTCAATACTGCCCTCAAAGCTCATTGGCGTTTATTCCGCTCTTCACTCACCTTTATAACGGTAGCCAAATCGCGGGTATCAAACGTTTCAGCGTAAAAAGGGGGTGCCCAACCAGTGAGCAACAGCAGTTCTGCTAACTGTCGGCGGTAGCCGCCCCGCCCGTAGGGTGGCT